ACAGGAGAATTGCCTTACATTGAACCAATCTATTTGTTTTCTAATAAAGAAATCAAGATAAGAGAGCAAAGGCAAAGTATTGAGGATCTGTTTGAATGAGTGACTATGCCACTAGTGGTGAACTGATTGACTATGTTGAGGTGAGACAATGTGTACCACCACCAACTAAAAGCAATGGAAATTATTACATCGTTTGTGAGTTTGAAGAAGACACTCACAATATGGGGATGCGTGAAACGTGTCTTGCTATGAAAAGAATCCCCGATGAACATGTTGAGTATATCAAGAAAATGGTTATAAAGAAAACATTGACTTTGTAAAAATAAGTTTATAATTGGTAAAACATTAAAGGAGTAAATTATTATGAGTGACCTAATGAAAGATTTTATGTCTATCTCAAAGGCAGTAGACAAGAAGATTACAACTTATGGATCGTCATTGCAGGATAGTTTCGTAAGTAATATTGGAGAATGGATCGACACTGGTTCGTATTCTCTGAACAGACTTATCAGTGGCAATATTTACAATGGTGTCCCTCAAGGAAGATTAGTTGCATTAGCAGGACCATCTGGAGTGGGAAAATCATTTACAGTTGGTCGTATTATTTCGAGTGCTCAAGAAATGGGTTACTTCGTGCTTTTCTACGATTCGGAAAATGCTATTAGTGCTGAGTTTATGGAGAATCTTGGGTGTGATCCCTCACAGATTGCTTACTTCCCAGTAACAACATATCAAGAACTAAGGAACCACGCAATGAACACCATTGATAAGTTCAAGGAGAAACATCCAGATCAAAAGATCATGATTGTTCTTGACTCATTTGGTAATCTATCATCTGAAAAAGAAATGAGTGACGTTGAAGCAAAGAAGACTAATGCTGATATGGGAGAACGTGCCAAAGCAGGTGGTCAAATGCTAACACAAATGACTAAGTTCTGTGGAAAGCAAAGCATTCCTTTCCTATTCACCGCACACTCTTACAAGGACACAGCAAGTGCTCCTAACCCTATGTATGCCAAGACAATCATGAGTGGTGGTCAAAGAGCAACTTATATGGCAAGTGCAGTTATAATGCTGAATAAGAAGGAAGACAAGGAAGGAGAGGGATCTGGAAAAGAAACAGTTGGTAATATCATTACAGCAAAGTCTGAAAAGAATCGTTTGTGTAAAGATAAGAAGGCAGTTAAGTTTTATGTTTCATATACTTCTGGACCCAACAAGTATTATGGTCTTGAGGATGATTGTGTAGAGGCAGGATTATTTGAAAAGATTGATTCCAAGAACTTCATGGTAAAACATTTGAACAAGAAGGTAAGGATCAACAAACTATTCAACAGTAAAGTATTTACACCCGAACTACTGGATGAGTTGAATGAGTTCTGTGTGAAGAAATACAGGTATGTCAAAATAGACATGAGTAAATCTGAAGAAGAACTGACAGACGAATTAGAAAACATTTGATTTTTCTTTTGACTAATCTGAAAACTGATTATACTATACAAAACAACTTTTATACTAGGAGATAATTATGTATAAAGCAACCCTAGAGCAAGCACAGGTATTCATCAATGCCCTGCAAACTCGTCCCTATAAGGATGTGTTTCAACTTGTTGATGCAATTGTTAAATCACAGAAAGATGGGGAAGGGAACTTTCTCTTTACTGTTGAGTTGGTTCAAGCACTACAAGGATACTTGTCAAATCTTCCATTTGCTGAAGTTCATGAAGTCATTCAATTGACAGGACAACTTCAACAAGTAGAGGTTCCTCAAGCAGAGGCACAAGAGGGATTTACTGAAGAAACAGTAGCACCTCAAACCGAGGGATAAGTTGTTAGAAGACATTCAAGACTTTATCCTAAAGGGATTGTTTGAAGATCGTGAGTATTTTCGTAATGTCGTAGCAAATCTTCATAGTAACCACTTTGATGATGGTAGGTCAGAACTCGTAACAATGGTGAAAAACTATTTTGCCAAGTATGATTCTGTTCCTACCTACGATGTTATTGCAAACACTTTGAAGAAAGCAAGAGAGAAGTTTAGTCCAGAACAATTCGAGTTGATTGTTCGCAACCTAAAGCATTGTAAGTCGTTGAAGATGGCAGATGATGCTTGGTTGTTGGACGAGACTAAAACATTCGTCAAGAATAAGTCAGTGGAAGAATTATTGTTTACTGGTTATGACTTATTGGAGAACAACGAGAAAGGTGAAACCATAGAATCCTTGTATAAGGATATGGTTGATCTTGTTGGAATGTCTTGGGATGAGGACTTGGGTATTGAATACGATGATCAACTCCAATTTGATGAGGTTTATGATCAGTTGGAGAATGTGAGTAAAAGGATACCAACAGGTATTAGGTCACTTGATGATGCAATCGAAGGTGGTGTTGAAACCAATACTTCAGCATTATATGTGGCATGTGGAGCAGCGGGAGCAGGTAAGTCACTATTCCTTCAGAATATTGCTGTGAATGCAGTGAAGGCAGGAAGGAATGTGGTATATCTTACGTTTGAACTTGCTGAGAACCAGATCAGAAAGAGGATGGACTCAACTTTCAGTGGTATGGATATTACTAAAATGATTAAGATGAGACATAAAGTAAAAGAAACCATCAAGAGTATGTATGACGATGGGACTGTTGGTAAAATGTTTATTAAGGAATATCCCACTGGAACTTGTACGGCATTTGACATTGAGAATTATCTCAACAAGTTGAAGTTGCAAAAAGACTTCGTTCCCGATATTGTCATGGTTGACTATTTGGGAATTATGCGTCCAATGGTGACTCTAACAAAAGGATCTAACTCGTATGAAAGGACAAAGATCGTTTGTGAAGAGTTGCGTTCATTGAGTGGCAAACTCAAGATTCCATTCTTTTCTGCTTCACAGTTGAATCGTGATGGTACAGGAAAGGATTCAGTAGGTATGGACAACATTGCCGATTCAATGGGCATTGCTCATACTGCTGACCTTGTATTGGCACTAACCCAACCAGACGAATTGAAAGAAGATGACAAGATCCGTTTTGAAATATTGAAATCACGTATATCCAAGACGGGTGACGTAGGTATATTCTCAATTGACTACACCACATTGAAAATTATCAATGATGAAGATGGTGAGGAGAAACGTGAAGAACATTTGAAGGAAATCTTACATTCTCAAAAAGAGAAAAAGAAAATCAAAGGAAGTGGAATAAAATGAGTAGACAATTTGATGATGCAGTATTCCTTTCCATGGAAAGAGAAAACGAAGAACAACGAGAACTCATTGCTAAGAAGTTTAGCAAGTTACTTGATGGTAGGTCACTTGAAGAGGGAGTTGCTAATGATATATTCTATCAGATGATGCAAGAATACCCCAAGAAACTATTCGAGATCGTTTATGTAATGTCCGAGGAATCTGATCACAAGGTCGAGAAGATCTTCAAGTATCTTGATCAAGACAACAAGGGTAAACTGAAAAGTTACGCAATGAACTTCTACAATACTACTTACTATGAGAAGAAAGAGATAGAGAAGAAACGTAAGAAGATGGAAAAGAAAGGTAAGAAGTTTGACATGCGAAAAAACATTGAGGACTTGTTTGAGTGACCGCAAAGGAAAAGAGAGTCTGTTTGAAGTTATATAACTCATACCTAAAGCATAGTGCTATATTACAGCACAGAGGTTACAGGATGGTAAAGGACTTTGAGAAAGTCACAAAGAATACCAAACAGTTCAAATTGTTCTATGCTCTAACATACAAGTGTATGGGAACTGGCATCACTACTGATGCACTAATAGAAGACTTTATGAATAAAGCAAGGATGTATTCCAGAGATGATTTCTATCCAATCACTTTCGTAGGTGACTTTGAAGAGATCATCAAAATGGAATATAGCATGGAAGTAACCATAGAGCAGATCTATGATAAGGTAAAGAAGTCAACCAAGTATTTGAAAAAGATTAGAGATGAAGAAGAGATTAAGATTAGTGAAATGATTAAAGGGGGCAAACCCCCACTTATAATGAAGTTCTGGAAGAAGGGTGAAGTGGACATATATACTATGTTGGCACTTATAGATTATCAAGAGATAAAGTCAACAAGTTGGTATAAAATATTCTGTGGTAACCGACAACCAGAAATCAATCAAGCAGTAACGACTATCAATCAAGATAGTAACATCAAAGAATTAGTAAAGAAACTTTTGAAAAGTTCTTGACTATAGTTTTTTTAGTATATAATGAAATTGTTCGTTATACCATAGGAGATAAAAAATATGGGTAAGTATGTGAAGAAAGACCTCAAGAAACTTCTGTCTAAGTTGAAGTCAGATAGTGAAGGTGGAGGCAAGAAAGAGAAAGGACCAAGTAATTATTGGAAACCTGCTCTTGCTAAAGATGAAGAAAAGAGTGAGTTCCTAGTTCGTATCATGCCAAACAAGGATACAGATTTTCCTTGGATCGACTTGAAGACGCACATGTTCAAGTTCCCTAACACACAGTATGTTTCAATCAACTGCCCACAAAGGCACAAGATTGAGGATAAGAAAACTGGCAAAGTTGCCAAGTGCCCTATCTGCTCAGTGGTGAACGAGATTTATGATTCAGAAGACACTCGTAAGATCAAAACGATTGCTTCAGATCGTAGAGCAAAACCCAGATATATCTGTAATGTTCTTGTGTTGAAAGACCCAAGAGATGGTGGTGCAAACGAAGGTAAGATCTTTCAATGGTCCTTTGGAAAGCAAGTATATGAGATTATGCTTGATAACATGGAAGAAGAAGACTATTACTTCTTTGATCCCGAAGAAGGTGCTGATCTCAAGATCAAGATGAACTGGACTGGAACTGGAGACAACAAGTACCCAGAATACACCAAGTCTCGTTTCGTGAACGATAATTCAGTTATCACTATTGATGGTGAGGAATTGGACGAAGAAAAACTTGATGAGTTGGTTGAGAAGACCTTTGAACTCCACAAGGAACATCTTGCTGAAGAAAAGTTCTTTTCAGTTGAGAAGATCGAAGCAATCTATGCTAACCAAGGATTCAAGGATCTTGATTTTCGGGAAGAGGACGAAGTTGCTCCAACGAAAAAGAAACCTGCTCCAGAGGTTGACGAAGATGAGGATGAGGACGATGAACCTACTCCTCCTCCTAAGAAAACCAAGAAGTCAAAACCAAAGGTTGAAGAACCAGAGGAAGATGACGAAGAAGATCCCATCCCAGATGATGACGATGATTCTGATGATGACCTTGACGATATTCTGAACGGATTGTAGGAGATAAACAATGATCGGTAAGATTAAAATTGAAAACGTAGATTCCATTCTTGATCCTCTCAGTGCTATTGAGAGGGTCTTGAATGACGGTAACGATGGTGCTCATATTGTATATGAGTTCGAAGATGATGCAGTATTCGTGGCAGCTAGGGATATTGCAGGTAACAACTTTGCCATCTATGAACTTGAGGTGAATGAAGTATTCGAGGACTACAAGAAACCCGATTGTGAGATTGGTGTTTGGGATGTGGTTGACTTCAC